TTACATCTACTAACACTACTGATGTTGTGGCAAATTCTACACCTAATGATGAAGATATAGAAGAAACACCATCATTAAAATGGGAAGAATTTATGCATCCAGATTTTCAATGGCAAAAACGAAATTTGTGGATAAACAATCCAAAGGCAGTTAATTATTGGTTAAAATCAAAAGGTGGAAGTGTTAGAGAGTTGGTAAAAATTAAAAATGAAGAAGAAAATATCAAAACTTATTAATTATTTGGTATTATAAAATTATTTTCGTATATTACAAATATGAAAAAATACGCATTATTCATCGGAAGATGGCAAACTTGGCATAAAGGACATGAGTGGTTAATAAATCAACAATTGGAGAAAGGAAAGAATTGTTGGGTAGCAATTAGAGATGTTCAAAAAGATGAGAACAATCCAAAATCAGCACAAGAAGTATTACAAGAATTACAAAAAGAACCCTTCTTTACACAAAACTGGGATAAGATTTTATTATCAATAATTCCAGATATCGAAAGTGTAAACTATGGTAGAGGAGTTGGTTACGAAGTTATTTACCACGAACCACCAAAAGAAATTGAAAAAATTAGTGGAACCGCAATTAGACAAAAATACATTGACTCCAATGGTGATGAAATAATTTATAAAATGGATAAAGAATAATTATGTTTGAAGAATTAAAACTTAATGAAGATTTGACAATTTTTAACTCAAAAATTACAAATATTGATAATGCAATGTTAGTGAAAGATTTAGAATATAATTGTGATGTTTCTAAACGTACAATACATGATACTACTACAAATGGAACACAATGCAAAATTGAAGTAATTTCAAAAAATATTACAGATATACGAAATGAAATATTAAAAAAAGTTTTATTACATTTTAAACTTAATGAAAATTATTTAATTTCTTTTGATGATTGGGTTTATATTAGTGATAATAAAAATAACCACACCAACTTTCACGATCACATAAGTAAAGGAAATTTAGATTTCATTAAAGAACCCCCCCAATGGAGCATTGTTTATTATGTTCAAATACCCAATAATTTGGAAGGTAACGATGGCCACATATCTTTTAAAACAAAAAATGGTAAAGAAGTTTCTTTTTTACCTACGGAAAGCCAAATGATAATGTTTTCATCTGACATACTACACAGACCCGAATTGAATAAAAAATCAACAAATAAACGAGTGGTATACGCCGCTAATATTTCAATTTTGGATAGGAATAAAAAATATGAAAAAATAACCCATTCATTATTATGATAGTAGAAAGAAAGAGACACATTGCTAAAACCATATCATATCGTATTTTAAGTACCTTAGTTGGTTTCTTATTAATGTGGTTGATAAGTGGTTCAATTAAAGTTGGAGCAGCATTTGGAGTAGCAGAATTGATTTATAAACCCATTCAATATTACATTCACGAAAGAGTTTGGTATAAGTGGATAAAATACGGATTAAAAAAATAAAATATGAAATTAATAGTTGACAAAGGTTCTAATGGACTAACAACAAAAGAGTTTACGGAGTATCTTAAAACTCCTGTATTAAAGTCAGAAATAACTCAACAAGAAGCAGATGAGTTAAGAAAACAATTAGAAGAAGGACTAAATGAGTATCCAGGTTTAGGAATATCAGCAACTCAATTAGGAATTAAAAAGAGAGCTTGTTATATTAAATTTGGAGAAGAAGAATTGTTTTTAGTAAATCCAATGATAAAAGAAAAATCAAAAGAAGGTTTTCTTTTTATGGAAGGATGCCTATCTATTCCCTCATCACTTTCAAAACCAACAAGAACTATTAGAGCTTGTAAAGTCGTAATTGATACGGATAATTTTGGTGAATTAACATTTGAAATTAATCCAGAAGGTGATAAAGCAAATGAATCAATATCAAAAGAAACAATGATGACAGTTATTGTTCAACATGAAATTGACCATTTAGACGGATTTACAATTAAAGATAGAGTATATAATACACAGGTAGTAAAAAAGGTAGACTTTGGTAGAAATGAAAAAATTGTAATGAAATCAAAAGAAGGAGAAATGGTTGAAGTTAAATACAAAAATGCAAATAAATATTTTTTAGAAGGATACGAAATAGTTTAATATGATATATACAATACTTACATTACTTATACTTACATTATTATATGTAGTTTATAATCTTCTTCAAAAATTAGAAAAATATGAAGATACATACGAAGAAACACAAAAGTTTATACAAACCGAAATTGAAAGAAACGAATCATTACTGGAGGCATTAAGACTAATCGATAGTCGTGAAATGTTTGAGAAAGATGATGAAGTTGGTTCTATATTTTATCAAATCAAAGAAACAATAGAAAAATTCAAACAACAAAAAGATGCCAATTAGAAAGAAGAGAGGCCCGAATAGACAATATTTTCCAAAAGATACCGAAGATGCAATCATTGAGTATAATCTAACCAGTGACCAATATATTAAAGATAAATTATATAGAGAAAGAATTGCAGCGGCATTTGATAAATTGGCAGAGATAGTTTATAATAAATGGAAATTTACTTACTTTGATGATGACCCAAAAGATGTAATGGCAGAGGTTGTTGCATTTATGATTGAAAAAATTCATATGTACAAAGCCGGAAAAGGTAAAGCATTCTCTTACTTTACAATTGTTGCTAGAAACTATCTTATTTTAAATAATAATGCAAATTATAAAAGATACAAAGATACCGATGTGATGTCAGGATTACCAGAATCATTTGATACTGAAAATAATTTTAGAGAGGAGGAAAGAAATGATGAACATAGAACTTTTAATATTAGAATGTTACAATATTGGGATAAACATTTAGAAAACCATTTTCCAAAGAAAAGAGATATGCAAATTGCAGACTCTGTATTAGAATTATTTCGTAGAGCTAATTACATAGAAAATTTTAATAAAAAATCATTGTATCTACTTATTAGAGAAATGACAGGACATCCTACACATTACATTACTAAAGTTGTCAACAAAATGAAAGAAAAACAGATGGCACTTTATAACGAATTTGATAGGGATGGTGATATAAAAATTTAAAGATGATACAATTAGGGTTATCCGCATTTTACCATGATTCTGCTGCAGCAATAGTTGTAGATGGTAAAGTTATATGTGCAATTGAAGAAGAAAAACTATCCGGCGAAAAGCATGATAGTTCTTTTCCGTTTAAAGCAATCCAATGGTGTTTAGAATATGCAAAAATAACAATTGATGAAATTGATATGGTTTGTTGGTATGAAAACCCAAAAGATAAATTTGAAAGAGTTAGAGAAACCATTGGTAAGTGGGGTGGTTTAAGATATCCAATGAAATGGAGACAATTCTTAAAAAGATGGAATCAATCGGAAGGTAATTTAAAAGGAATATTAAAATCAATTGGATATGATGGAGAAATTTTATATTCACTACACCACCATTCACATTTAGCACTATCTTACTACACATCACCATTTGATAAAGCAATAGGTCTCTCAATTGATGGAGTTGGTGAATCACATACTATATATGCAGCGATGTGTGATGAGAAAGGATTTCATAAGATACAAACCCTACACTTTCCACATTCATTAGGATTAATATATTCAGCATTTACTGCTTATTTAGGATTTAAACCAAACGAAGGTGAGTATAAAGTGATGGGACTTGCTCCATATGGGGATAATCAAAAATATAATAACATATTTGATAAAGTTGTTACTACCGGTGGTGAAATCGACATCGTAAAGATGGACATGTCTTACTTTACATGGCATACATCGGATAACGATATGTTTAATCAAAAACTTATTGATTTAATTGGATTTCCTCCACGTTTCAAAGATGAACCAATAGAACAACACCACAAAGACTTAGCTGCATCATTACAACAATGGTATGAAGGTGCATTATATTTTATCATCAATAGAATTACAAATAGTTGGGAATGTGAGAATTTAGTATTGGGTGGTGGATGTGCATATAACGGAACTGCTAATGGTAAAATTAAACATTTTACAGCAATTAAAAATGTATTCATTCCATTTGCTCCATCAGATAGTGGTTCTGCAATTGGTGCATGTTTATATCATTATCATCAAACATTCGGCAATCCAAAAGTGAAAGGTGGGGATAATCAATCTCCGTATTTGGGTGAAGAATGGAACAATGCTGAATTACTTAAAATTATATTACAAAATCATAGAAAACAGGTTGTAATGTTTGATACTGATGAAGTATTATGTAAAGAAGTTGCAAGGTTAATAAATGATGGTAATATTATAGGATGGTTTCAAGGTAGAACTGAATTTGGTGCGAGAGCATTAGGTAATCGTTCTATATTGGCTAATCCACATTTATCAGATGTTAGAGATAGAATTAATAAGGTTGTCAAAAAGAGAGAAATGTTTAGACCATTTGCTCCATCGGTTACAATTGAAGATTATCAAAAGTATTTCATATCGGAAGAAGATGTTCCATATATGAATCAGGTTGTCAAAGTTAGAAATGGAGTAAACATCCCATCGGTAACTCATGTTGACAATTCTGCAAGGATTCAGACACTTAAAAGAGAAAGTAATCCACTTTACTATGACTTATTAAAAGAGTTCGAAAAACTAACAGGAACACCCATTCTATTGAATACATCATTTAACTTAAAAGACCACACAATGACAAATGACCCACAAAAAGCTATTTGGACATTTCATAATTGTGATATGGATTATTTAGTATTGGGTAAATTTTTAATAAGTAAATAATAATGAAGATTGATATTTTTTTACATAAGGCCAAACAAGAGTTTTTAAAAATAACTCCCGAAATAGAAGAATATTGGTTGGGCCCGCAAATTCAAAGTACCAAAGTACCAAATTGGATAGATTCTAGATATAATCTGTTAATTAAAAATTTAAAAACATTTGATACCAATAAAAAAATAGCATTTATTATATATGATAATTTATTTGAATTACTAATTGAAGATTTGGAAACAAATACTGGTATATTAAAATATTATGATAAAATAATATGTTATTGTGATGAAGCTTGGTGGTCAGCTGAAGATAATAATTTCTTTAATGAAAAGCTTAAAAATTTAGAATTATATAATGATAAATTTGTATTTATTTTTAATTTTTTATATGATGGAATAAAATTAGAAAAATTTGAATATCATTATAATATAGGTGGATTTAAAACTATATTAAATAGTTTATTAAACATATGGGGTAATGATAAGTTTTTATTACCATCCGAAAATAAAGAAAATATAAAATATAACATGATTGCCAAACTTGGTAGGCCCAAATATGCAAGATTGTATTTTTTAAAAAACATAGAAAATTACAAATGTGATAATTTTGTATACGCAATAAATAGTGTACATGGTAATACCGAAACATATATAAATCAATTAACAGATGCAGAAACACAAACATACATTAGTATTGGATATAATGAAAATGATTTGGTACCAACAAAAGAATTTGAATCCGAAAGACTAAACCTAAATGGCCCGTTAGTACCAAATGAAGATTTTGAGTCTTTAGCTGAAATAATATTTGAAACAAGATTACACCATTTGTATTTTAAATTATTTACAGAAAAAACTTTAAAAGGATTTTTAATGAAGAGACCATTTTTATTAGGTGCACATTTTGGTTCATTACAATGTTTAAGGGAATTGGGATTTAAAACATTTGATTTTATTTTTGATGAAAGTTATGATTTAATTGAAGATGAGAAAGAAAGAACAAATTTTATAATAGAAGAGTTTAAAAAGTTTAATGATAGAAGTATTGAAGAAAATTATGAAATAATTAAAAAACATGAACACATTTATGAATATAATTTTAATCATTTAATTTATCTTTTAAATAAAAAAGATAAAGAATTTTATAACATAATTAAAAAAGAATTATGATTTTACATGCATACGGATGTAGTTGGACAGAGGGTGAAGGTGTAGATATAACGATTGAAAATACACTATCCGATAAAGCAGAAAAAAATACATTTAGAAATAAATTTGCATGGCCTGCATTGTTGAGTGAAAAATTAAATTCCAATTACATAAATAATGGTATTTCTGGAAACAACAATAATAACATATTTAATAAAATTGTAGAAGATATACAATTAAATAAAATTTCAAAAGATGATTTGGTTATTATAATGTGGTCATCTTCTCTAAGAGATAACGTTCCGTTCTTGCCAAATAATGAATGGGTAAGTTGGTCTGTAAAACATTTGATAGAGTCCCCAAATAAATTTAAAGATTCGTATAAGAGTGATAACAAAACATATAATTCATTTTTATCATCTTATAAAGATTTTTTTTTATTAAATGTTTTTAATCAAAACTATTATAACATTGTAAATCAAAATTATATAATTTTTTTACAAAAACTATTAGAGTTTTATGAAATAAAATATTTGATGTGTGATGCATTTGAACCAATGGTTATAAACTTAGATAAAAAAGATGATATAACAAATATTATAAATAAATCAACCTATTGGGGATTTAATAAAAAAACAATTAGAGATTTATTGAATGATACAAATCGTTTAGATATATGGGAACATCAAGATACCACATTTAAAACAAGAGCAACCCAGCATCCCAATAAAGATGGGTACAGACTGATAAGTCAAGAACTTTATAATTATATAGTAAAGAACAACATAACATAATGGCATAATGGCAAACGAATTTCAATTATTTGATGGTAAAAATTTATCATCATTATTTAAAGATATATACGATAATCAACAAGTTAAAAAGAAAAATATTTCCGAATTGATTGAGTCGTTGAGAAAACTAATTAAAAATGTAGGTGAAGCAACAATTATTGCACCTATTATAAAGGATTTAATTGAGGTATCGGTTAAAAACGATGAACACTTAATTAAACTTGCAACAATTGCACAAAGACTCGCTGCTGCAGAAGCCAAAGGTATTGGTGAAGATGGTTGGTTAAGCGAACATGAAAAAACACAATTACTACAAGATATGGAAGATACTATCAATGCAGTAGAAGAAAAAACAAAAGAAAAAATGGGTGATTTAGAAATTGAAATTGAAGAAATTAAAACTAAATTATAATGACAGATGTAAAATCATTTTTAGCAATAGTAAATAATGTGTATCCAACCAACACTTCTTTCTTAAAAAAAGATAAAGAAGATATGGTAGATGTATATAATGATAATGATAATTTTACAGAAACCGATTCTAGAATGTATGGTGCAATAACATATGAATTTGAAGATAGTTTTGAAATAGAAGATTATGCATTCCCATTTGATAAAAATAATTTTACATTTCCAATTAAAGGTGAAACTGTAGTTATTATGAAAATGTTTAATCAAACTTTTTGGTTACCATATACAAATACTCCTTATTCAAATTATAGAAGAGATTCTATAACATATAAAGCAACTAGACCGGTTGATACAACGGGTTCCGATAAATCGGCTAAATCATATACCGAAAAAACTAAAACAGGTGGCACGACATCGACTTCAGATAATAAAAAACCGGAAATTGGATACACCATTAAAGAAACGATTAAATTTTTAAAACCAAAACAAGGTGATACTATCATTAGTGGTAGAGTTGGTAATACAATTCGTTTTAGTGAGTTTTATTTAACCGATGACGATAAAACATCATCACCATCAATATTCATTCGTAACAAACAAAATTCGGAATTGGATTCTCAAAAAATTGGTGAAATGGTTGATGAAGATATAAACAAAGATGGAACATCGGTTTATATGACATCTGGTAAAGTAAAAATACCATTTGTAGAAACTATTAAAAAAACAAAAATTGGATTTAAAGAATATCCTTCATCCGATAAATTAAAAGGTGACCAATTATTTGTTAATTCGGATAGAATAATTCTTTCTGCAAAAGCTAGTGAATTTATTATTTTTGGTAAAGGAAATACAGGTATTATAACGGATGGTAATTTTTCAATAGATGCGGAAAAAGAAATATACATACATAATAATAAAAATGTAACAATTCATTCCGAAGGGGCTAATCAAATATTTCTTAATTCGGAGAATGGTAAAATATTCTTAGGTAAAGATAAAGGTGCAGGGGATGCGGGTGCACCCGTTCAAAAAATGGTATTGGGTGGTGAATTGATTAAATTACTTAGTGAATTGATAGATGCAATAAATAGACAAATATATGCAACACCAGTTGGCCCTACATTTCAAGGCCCTTCTAATAGATTTGAATTTGACATAATTAAGTCCAAATTAAAGGATATGTTATCATCTAATAATTTCTTAAGTAAGTAATATGTCTTGGTTAATATTTAAAAAGAATATTTTAGAATCAATGATTTTCGGCCGATTTGCAAATGATACGGAAGGGTTTGCAGATTTCTATGCCAATGAATATGACCAATGTATAAAGAGAGGTGGTGATACTATATACGGAGTTCCTGTTGTTAATGGAAATGTAAAGGGCATGGCCGATGTTATCAAAAATGCAATGAAAAAAGGACAAGAAAGTGATGGTGAGAATTTTAATATATTAGAAGAAATTTATCCAGCAGCATTTGATGCATACTGGTTGGGAGGTGAAATGGCACCTATACCAAATCCTTTATTAAAACCATTGGGTTGGGCATCTACTGTACCTGCACCCGGCACAATTCAAAACATCGGCCCTAATCCAACATCACTTGCAGCATCCGCAGCTAAAAATAAAGCAGAAGTTGAAGCATTGAAACTATTAGAGGATGAACTTAAAAAACAATCCGTTACTATTCCAGGTATCCCACCTTTACCACCGATTACAATTCCTGTATACGAAACCGCTTTAAAGATAATAAACAAAGAAGTAGTTGCCCCGGATATTAAAAATAATCCAATAGTTAAAAGTGCAATTGAAATAATTAAAAAGTTAAAAGAAGCCAAAAAGAAAAAACCTGCAATTGGAAGTCAAATCAAAAAGGCCATAAAGTTTCCCTTTCCAAAATTACCAAGTAAAAAGAAATTGAAAGAGGAAGCTAAAGAGAAATTGATAGAACAGGCCATTGAAGAAATAAAAAAACAAATAATACCACCCATTGAAGAACAGATATTACAACCATTTATTCTTCCAATAGTCGCTGCAATTGAACTTGCAAAAAATAGTATTCCAAAACCATTACCTACAAAAGAACAAGTTGTAAAGTATGTTAAAGATACTGCAGAGGGGTTGGTACCTGAGATAGATTTATCATTATATGTTTCTATCCCAAAAATTCCAAATATAAAGGAAATAAAAAAACAAATAGAAGAACAAATACCAACCAAAGAAGAATTGAGAGAATTGGCCTTACAACTTATATTAGATAGATTACCAATTATACCGAATATATGGTTTACATTACCAAGTTATGTTTTCACATATCCAACAAATGCATTTGCAGACCCATTTGTGAATTTAGCTAAGTTTCATTTATTGGGAACATCGGGTAATATGGTAGTTTTGGCTCAATACCCGCCACCTGCTCCACCAGCTCCTGCAATATTAAATTGGACAGGTTATAAAGTTATTGGATAAATTATTTAAATCAAATATTTATTACTAAACATATACAAAACAATTATTATGAAATCAGAAATTTTATTAACTTTAATTAAAGAAGTTGTTAAAAACGAAGTTAAGTTACAAGTAAAAGAAGAACTTGTTAAACTTATAAAATCTGGTGCAGTTACATTAAACTCACAAAAGAAAACATCTACTCCATCATTGAGAGAGATGACGGAAGTTACACCTACACCGGTTAAAAGACAACAACCTGCATATGAGCAGCCAATTCAAGTCCCAAATAGACCACAAAAAGAATTTTCAAAAGACCCAATGATAAATGAGATTTTGAATATGACTCAACCATTTACATCTGCACAAAGAGTAGAAGGTGGACAAGGTGGAGGAAGTGTATTGGATATGATTAAACCAACTATGCAAATGGATGAAGATTGGAACACAATGGATTTTAGAGAAACAAATGTTCCTCAAAATATTCCACAACAATTTGAATCAACGGGTGGTGGGTTACAAGATGCTACAATAAAAGCATTGACGAGAGATTATTCAGAATTAGTAAAGAGATTTAAATAATGGCAATAGAGCTTGGTAAAGTTAATGTAACCGATTTAACTCAAAATGACTATAAAATACTTGGAATTGGAATAAATAAAAGTTCCGATACAGGTGGTATATTTGCAGTTAATTATACAACATTGACACAGGCTAAGGATTCATTAAAAAATCTAATACTAACCAGAAAGGGTGAAAGAATAATGGAACCTGAATTCGGATGTGATATTTGGAAATTGTTATTTGAACAAATAAGTCCTGATGTAATTAATAATAAAATTGAATCTACTATCTTAGATGCTGTATCCATTTGGATGCCATATATAACAATAGACAATATTATATTTGATTATGATGATAACGATATAGATAATAATAAAATAGTTTTGGATATAAAATTTTCATTATCTTCAAATAGAAATTTATCCGAAACGATTGAAATAAATGTAAATAATTAATAAATGGCCATTAAACCTTTAAACAATATAGGTGGAAAAAATTTATCGTATGTCGGTAAAGATTTTGAAACATTAAAACAAAATCTTGTTGATTTTACAAAAACATATTTTCCAAACTCATATTCCGACTTCTCCGAAGCTTCACCTGGAACAATATTCATAGACCAGGCAGCTGCCATTGGTGATATGTTATCATTTTACCAAGATGTTCAATTAAAAGAATCGATGTTGGCACATGCAACAGAGAAAAAGAATATTGTGTCAATTGCACAATCTATGGGATATAAACCAAAAGTTACATCTCCTGCAGTTTGTGAAGTGACTATTTATCAATTAGTTCCAGATGATGGTACTGGTATACCCGATGATAGATATTTTTTGAGAATTAAAGATGGTATGGAGATAGAATCGACCTCTAATTCTTCTATAATATTTAGAACAACAGACGCAGTTGACTTTACAATATCAGCAAGTAGAGAGGTAGAAGTTTACGAAAGATTGAACACAGGAGTTCCTTCAAAATATTTGATAAGTAAAAAAGTAAAAGCAATTTCTGCACAAGAAGTATCAACAACTATCACAATGGGTTCAGATACGGATTACCCAAGTATAACTTTATCAGATTCAAACATTATACAAATCATATCGGTAATAGATGATGATAACAACACATATTATGAAGTTCCTTATTTAGCACAAGAAAGTGTTTTTGTTGAAAAACCAAATACACAATATAATAGTGACCAATATTTACAATCAGGAGAAGTTCCGTATATATTAGAAGTACAAAAAGTACCTAGAAGATTTTCAGTTAAAGTAAATTCGGATAATACAATGGATTTACAATTTGGTAGTGGTGATACAAATTTATCGGATGAAAGCATTTTACCAAATACAAAAAATGTTGGATTGGGTTTAGGAAATTCAATACAAAGATTAAATCAAGGAATTGACCCATCAAATTTTTTGAAAACTAATACATTCGGAATAGCACCTGCAGGAAGAACTTTAACTATAAAATATTTAGTCGGTGGTGGTGTTACATCAAATATAAATCAAAACGATTTAACTAAAATTAGAAAAATAGAATTTGACGATGATTTACTATCAATTCCTACCGAACTATTAGCATCTTATAATGATACCAAGTCCTCAATAGCCGTTGAGAATCTAATTGCAGCTACTGGTGGAAGAGGAAGTGAATCAATCGAAGAAATTAGACAAAATGCATTGGCAACATTTGGTTCTCAAAACAGAGCAGTGACCAGACAAGATTATATCGTAAGAGCATTATCGATGCCGGAAAGATATGGTAGTGTTGCTAAAGTATATGTAAGTCCGGATGGTGAAATTGATAATAATTCTCCTGCATCGATACTTGCAAATCCTAAAAATATCACAGAATTTACTAATTTGGTAGATTCAATCAAAGGATTACCAAAACAAGATATACAAAAAGAATTGGTTAAATATCTTACTCAAAAGAAAACAAATATAGCAGAGGTAAACAATCCATTTGCAATCAATATGTATATTTTGGGATATGATGAGAATAAAAAATTAACAAACTTAAATACGGCCGTAAAGGAAAATCTTAAAACCTATTTGGGTGAATATAGAATGATTACGGATGCGGTCAATATGATTAATGGGTTTATTGTAAATATTGGAGTTGATTTTGAAATAATTTGCTATTCAAATTATAACAAAAGAGAAGTTGTTACTCAATGTTTAACCGAATTGCAATCTTATTTTGATATAGATAATTGGACATTTAATAAACCAATAAACATTTCTGAAATAGAATTAATATTGGCTAATATAGAAGGAGTTATGAGTGTACCATCCGTAAAGATTTCAAATTTATGTGGTGGTGATGGTAATTATTCAACAAATAGATATAACATAGATGAAGCAACTAAAGGAAAGATAGTTTATCCTTCTTTAGACCCATGTATATTCGAAGTTAAATATCCTAACAAAGACATAAAAGGGAGGGCCATATAATGCATAAATTTTTTACATCGTCATTTGACACAAGTATATATCTTCAACAACCTGAACAAAACGCAGGTAGAGATGAGATATTAGAAGTAGGTAAACTGTATTATGGTTCTACTAAAGATATTACAAGAACTTTAATTAAATTCGATACCGGTTCAATCAAGTCAGAAATAACATCAATAGGAACAGGTAGCTGGCAAACATTTTTGGTATTGCGTTCCGCAAACTCAGAAGAAATTCCATTAGAATATTCACTTTATGCAAACGCAGTTTCTCAAAGTTGGACTATGGGAACTGGTACTAAATTCGACAATATAACATCAGATGGTGTAAGTTGGAAATATAGAGATGGAATAAATACATGGCAAGATAATACCGGCGGTGGTAGTGCCGTTTTTGCAGCAGGAACAACAGGTTCGGCTAATGCAGAAGGAGGAACTTGGTTTATTACAGGTTCAGCAACACAATCGTTTAGTAATGAGCCGGATGATGTTAGAATGAATGTAACCAATATAATACATCAATGGATTAGTGGTTCTTTAAAAAATAATGGATTTATAGTTAGACATAGTATTGATGTAGAAAATAACACATTAGATTATGGTATTCTTAAATTTTTCTCAAAAGAAACAAGTACAATATATGAACCTAAATTAGAATTAGTTTGGGACGATAGTTTATTTACAACAGGAAGTTTAACACCTGTAACCGGTTCTGCAGAAGATGGTTATAAAGTAGTAGTTACAAATCTTAAAAGAGAATATCCTTCAAACTCTAAAGTAAAAATAAGAGTTAAAGGTAGAGATATGTATCCTTTAAAAACATTTACAACCGGGTCTTTTGCATACGACCAATCAAAATATCTACCATCAGGTTCGGTTTACTATCAAATAGAAGATTATGTAACAAACGAAACAATTGTTCCATTTGGAGATTATTCTAAATTAAGTTGTGATAGTACATCAAATTATTTTAACTTAGATACATCGACATATCCTATTAATAGAACATACAAATTAAAACTAAAAATAGTTGAAAGTGGTATATCTACTATTATAGATGATAAATTAATATTTGAAATAGTATAATAATGACCAATTTAGAAGCAATTGCAGTTAAACTTCAAGAAGAAAAAGACAAAGAATTAGAGTCTATACTTAAGGTATCGGGGTCTGCTGCTAATGTTAAAAATGAATATGGTGTTACAATCGTAGATGATACAAATGTTGCATCTTCTTTGGTTTTTAAAAATTTAAGTAAACCAAAATATGATGATGTTGAACTTATTAAGGCAATAGATGTAGATATAAAGGAATTAAAACCAAACATACCTACACCAAATTTAGATTTAGTACCAAGACCATTATACACAGAACAAGTTGATTTAGTTGAAGATTTGAGAAGGCAAGTACAAAGATTAACAATAACGATTACCGATTTAAATAGTCAAATAACAACTTTACAAGCACAGGTTCAAACGGAAATAAATAATAGGTTAAGTGTTGAACAAACAAACGATGTGTTGGCAAATCAAATAGATACATTGACTGGTACAATTAATGATTTTACTGGGCAGATATCAACATCATTACAAAAATCAGTTGACGAAAGTATTTTAAGAGCATCACTACAATCCCAAAATACAGGATTTAAAGCTCAAATCAATGCATTAATTCAACAAATAAATTCATTAAACTCAATTATTGAAGGTTTACAAGCTCAATTGGGTGCAGTAAGACAACAAAAAGAAATTGAACAAGAAACAAAAGGACAGGGTGGAGATAATATAAATAAAGTAATAAGTGCAAACTTCGATAAGAAAGGAACTCCTAGTGACGCAATTATGTCTTATAAGATTAAGAATGCAAGAGATAAAGCCCGTGAGTGGTTATTTGGAGAAAATTTAACTCTTGTAAATAATGATTTAGAACCCGTACAGGTATCAATCGTTGCAGTGTGGGACCAGAACCAAAAATGGTTTAGTATACCAAAAGATAATTTTCAAATTTCTCCTGGTGCAACCGAAAGAATAAAATTCATAGACACACCAAATAATATAAGTTTTGGTAGGAGAGATAATACCGTATTTTATGAAGGTAGTCTTAATATAACAATTAAAAGAAAAGATGGTACATCGGAAACCAAATCATTTAAAACTAACTTAAAAGTAGCACATCCTAAATCATACTAATAGAATATGTCAATAAAAAAATATACAAATATTGAAGGAATAAATAATAAAACCGAAAATGAAGGACAGTTCCTGCAAACGGATGATTTATTTATTGTTTCAAAAACAGAAATAGATACTACTGATTTTGGAGATTGTAAATATGATGTCATGGAAGTATCATTATATGATATCAATAATAATATACTACCACAAACATCGGGTAATAATGTTGCATATATTAAAATGGGTGATATTAAAAACTACATGCAGCAAATAACAAATAAGCAAGGATTAAAAGAATTGGCCATTGATGCTGAAAAATTGATAAATGATTTGGGTTATACAAATGGTATTATTAAAGTTAATATCAACTTTGTTAGATATAAAGTTGGAAGTGAAGATGTATTGGAAAGTGTTTGGATTGAAGAAATTTCTCCTTCAAGAGAAGAAATTCGTATTATTCCACTTAAAACGAAATTTCCAAATATTAATGATAAAACAAAAAAACAATTTAAAAATTTAGAAAATTTAAATAAAGATTTTAAATATTATAAAAAAGCTTTATTGAATTCTTTAAATTCTTTTGATAACACATTTTTAGATAAAATTAATTCCGAATTAGAAACAAAATATGGTAAAGATTTTTTTAATATTCTTAAAAAAGATTTTGGGTTGAGTAATTTTAATATTATAAGAGACAAAATATCCAATGACTTTAAACAATCGGTTGAATATTACCTAAATAACAAATATTATAAAATATCAGAATCAACATTTGGCAAACCTTCCGAAATAAGATTTGAAGATTGTGAAGTTTATGAATTTAATGATATGGTATCTACAATACAAAATATTTTAACGGAGTGTATTGATTTTAATTTAAAAAG